ACCTAGTGCTGCGTTAGGATATGCATTCGTAGATATTGCTAATAATACTGCTGGTACAGATATTACTAATATTACTGTAAATGGAGTACAAGTTGATGGCGCAGTATTCCCAATAGTTGCTGGTGATGGAGCATCTGCTACAACTACACAAACTGGTGCATCTAGAACAATTGTAGTATCTTACACAAATGTAAGCAATGACTCTGTTGAGGTGATTGATACTGCATCAAACCTTACTTGTATAAGTGCAACATCAACAGCTAGAACATTTGCTGCACAAGTTGTAAGTGACGGTGGTACAGTAAGTGTTCAAATGTTTGACGGATCGTGCTAATAAAAAATAAAATTTGGAATATAAATAGGCGTAATATACGATACATAGTTACACATAGTTAATCAATGCTAAATTTTGTAACACTCAAAACATTTTTTAGTAAATTCTTATATATTTATATACAACAAACAAAAATTAAAAACTTATGTTATTCGGAATCATTATCGTATTAGTAGCAGTAGCAGCGGCTATTCTATTAAACAAAGCAAAGATCACTAAATTAGTAAATCAAGTTGAAGAGGCTGTAGCTCCTGCAATCGAAGAGGTTAAAGAAGTGGTTGAGAAAGCCGCTGAAGTAGCTCCTAAGAACGAAGTAGTAAAACAAGCTAAAGAAGCCACTAAGCAAGTTAAAACTAAGAAGCCCGCAAATAAAACGGCTCCTAAGAAGTCAGCAACAAAAAAATCTAAATAGTATATGCAAAAAACAGCGTTAAAGCTTTACGAGTTTTATAACCTAGAAGCAGAACTTAACGGAGTTACGAATCAGCAAACTGGCGAATCTATTTCCAAAGGTTTACTTTCAGAAAAGATCAAGTTAACAACAAAGTATTGGATAAACGATCTTACCAAAAAAGTAGCCACAGAAAAAGATGCCTGCGAAGCTATCAAAACCGAGTTAATCAAAAAACACGGAACTCCTGACGAAGAAGGTAATGTTACAATTCCAATGTACATTAATATCGTAAAGGACGAAGAAGGTAAAATCGTATCGGCAGAAAACAATCCTACTTTCGCAGAGTTTCAAAAAGAATTCAACGCCTTATTAAGCGAAGAAAGAGAATTAGAACACAAAGAGTTTAAATTAGAAGAGTTCGAAGAAGTGACCTCAGAAGGCGCTTACACGACTTTCTTTAAACTTATCAAAATAGAAGAATAACGAATATTCATAAAAAGAGAATGGCTCACCTAAAAAGTGGGCCGTTTTTCTTACATATTTATAGTAAATCTAGTTATGGAACAAAAGCTTACTCCACAAGAGTTACAACAAATCAATCTTATTAAATCCGACGCCTTAGAAGTCGCTGCCTTACTTGGAGAATTAGAATACCAAAAGATGAGCATCGAGCTTGATATGGAAGAACAGAGGAAAAAAATCAAAGAAATTAGGGTAAAAGAAAAGCAAGTCTTCGAAGAAATTAGATCTAAATACGGACAGGTCTCGATAAATACAGAGACCGGAGAAATTAGCTAAAGTGTTTTGAATCAAATATCGATATTTATTACTAGAAAAAAAACGACATAAATGGCCGAAACACTTATTAGCCCAGGAGTTTTCTTACAAGAAAACGATTTATCTCAGATCACTTCAGGTCCAGTAACAGCAGGCGCTGCAATTGTAGGTCCTACAGTAACTGGTCCAGTTAACATCCCAACATTAGTAACTACTTACTCTCAATACAAAGCTGTATTTGGAGCTCCCTTCGTTTCTGGAGGTGCTGCATACGAATACTTAACAAGTATGGCTGCTTTGAACTACTTTGAGCAAGGCGGAACTTCTTTATTGGTAACAAGAGTGACTTCTGGATCTTACACACCAGCAACAGCAAGCGTAAATAACTTAGCGGGAACTCCTGCTTTCGTTCTTGAAACTTTATCTGTTGGTACAGTAATGAATAACAACGGAGACGCTACCGGTAGTATGACTGCAGGCGCTTTCGGTTCTTTACCTAGTGGTTCTTCTGCTAACGTACGTTGGGAAGTAACTTCTTTCGATACAGGTTCAGGCCAATTCAACATTATCCTTAGACGTGGTGACGATTATCAAAATAATAAGACAGTTCTTGAAACATGGAACGGCTTATCATTAGATCCAAACCAAAGTAACTATATCGCTTACGTAATCGGAGATCAAACTCAAACTGTTGCTACAGACGATTTAGGCAACTTCTACTTACAACAAACTGGTTCTTACCAAAACAACAGTAGATATGTAAGAGTTAGAACTGTAAATACTCCGACTCCTGGATATTTCAACGCTTACGGTCAAGCACAAAATCAATTTACTTCATCAATTCCTAACGTAGGATCTGGTTCAGTAAACGGAGCTTTCGGTGGAGCAGTTGGAGATATCTTCGGTTCATTCGGAGTAGAACCAGTTAACTTCTTTGAAAGAATTCCTAATGTTAATGCAAGCGGAATCACTCCTAATACTAATATTCAAGGTTTACGTAACTCAGATTACAATACAGCTATCAATTTATTAGGAAATACAGACGCATATAAATTCAATATCATATACGCTCCAGGTTTAACTTACACAAACGCTCCTAGCCAAGTAACTGCAGTAGTTAACACGGCTCAAACAAGAGGAGACAGTATTGCTGTAGTTGATATGGTTGCTTACGGACAATCTATTCCAGTATTACTTTCTCAAGTAACTGCATTCGATTCTTCTTACGCAGCTACTTATTGGCCTTGGGTACAGGTTAGATCAAGAGAGACTGGTAAATTAAACTTTATCCCAGCTTCTACAATCGTTCCTGCTGCTTACGAGTACAACGATAGAGTTGCTGCAGAATGGTGGGCACCAGCTGGTTTAAACAGAGGTGGTTTACCAACAGTTGTACAGCCAGAAAGAAAGCTAACTTCAAACGATAGAGACAGAGTATATCAAGGATCTGTTAACCCAATCGCTACATTCCCTGGAGTTGGTACGGTTATCTACGGTCAAAAGACACTTCAACAAAAACCTTCTGCATTAGACAGAGTTAACGTTAGAAGATTGTTGATTGCTCTTAAAGACTACATTGGTCAAGTTGCAGAAACTCTTGTATTCGAGCCTAACACACAAGTTACTCGTAACAGATTCTTAAGTCAAGTTAATCCTTACTTAGAGTCAGTACAACAAAGACAAGGTTTATATGCATTCCAAGTAGTAATGGATGATAGTAATAACACTCCTGACGTAATCGATAGAAACCAATTAGTAGGATCTATCTACTTACAACCAACTAAAACTGCTGAGTTTATTCAATTAGACTTCAACGTTTTACCTACAGGAGCAACATTTGGCCAATAATAACAAATAGAATATCAAATGAACGATAATACAATTATTAGAATCAAAGTACCAGCTCATTTATACGAGAGTGTAAAGGCTAAATTAATGGTAAAAGAAGAAACTGAAACTCCTGTAAAAGAGGACAACAGAAGAGGAATGGATGCAGACACAATCGAGGCTGTTAACAGAGCGCTTAAAATGATAATGCAAGAAATAAACGTAGAAAAGGACCCTCAACAAAGAGAGTTGCTTAAAAAAGTTACTGTAGACCTTGGCCAAATTTTGCAATGGTTAAAAACAAAATGGGCTAGAAAAGGCGCAGAGGCTATGAACGAAGCTAAGAAAGTAGACCCTAAAAAAGCTGCTGAAGACAAGAAAAAAGCTGACGAGAAGAAAAAGAAAGAAGCGGAAGCTAAGAAGGTTGCTGACAAAAAAGCTGCAGATAAGAAAAAAGCGGCTGAGAAGAAAAAATAAGTAAAGTAATATTTATACTAAATACACTAAAAAATGCCAGTATTAGACCCAAATGAAATAATGTTTACCGCGTTCGAACCTACAGTATCGAATAGATTTGTAATGTACATCGACGGTATTCCTTCATATATGATTAAAAAAGCAGACGCTCCAGGTCTTACTTTAAACGAGATCAAATTAGATCACATCAATGTTTACCGTAAGATTAAAGGAAAAGCTGAGTGGAGAGATATCACATTATCTTTATACAATCCAATCAGCCCATCAGGTCAAGAAGCTGTAATGGAATGGGTACGTTTACATCATGAGTCTGTAACTGGTAGAAACGGTTATTCTGACTTCTACAAGAAAGACGTAAACTTGTCAATCTTAGGTCCAGTTGGAGATATCGTATCAGAGTGGATTTGTAAGGGCGCTTTCATCAAAGAAACAAACTTCGGAACTTACGATTGGTCTACTTCAGATCCTACCGAAATCAGTTTGACTTTAGGAATGGACTACGCTATCTTGAACTTCTAAGATACAAATAACGAATATAAAAGAAAGGCCGCCTCACCGCGGTCTTTTTTTGTTCCCGGAAATTTTAATAGTTTATATTTATTTAAAATAGTTATTACATGTCAGAATCAAAGTTTACAGTACCTACCGAAATGGTAGATCTTCCTTCAAAGGGTTTATTATACCCAAAAGACTCTCCATTAGCATCAGGCCAAATTGAAATTAAATACATGACCGCAAGGGAAGAAGACATTCTTACCAATGCGAATCTGTTACGTCAGGGCTTAGCCATTGAGAAGATGCTTAAATCTATCATTAAGACTCCTATAAGCTACGAGGATCTGATCCTGGGCGACAGGAACGCTATCCTTATTGCGGCTAGAATATTAGCTTACGGTAAAGACTACTCTTTTAACTACTTCAATCCAAATACTATGGAATCGGAAGTTGTAAAGGGTGACTTACAATCTGTTAAGTACAAGAGTGTTGATACTACGTTATTCAACGAAAAGAACGAATTCTCTTTTGAATTGCCTTATACTAAAAACTCTATTACTTTTAAGGCCTTAACCATTGCAGACGATAGAAAAATCGACGACGAGATGAAAGGTATGAAAAAGAATTTAGGAGAAGCTGCACCAGGTTTATTGACTACAAAGTTAAAACATCAAATCACATCTGTTAACGGAGACTATTCTACAAAGACCGTTAGAGACTTTATTGACTCAGGCGCATTACTTTCAAGAGATTCTATCGAATTAAGAAGATTCATCGAAAGCGTTATTCCAGATATCGATACAAAGATCACTTTCACGACTAAAGATGGAGAGGAGGTCATCGACGAGCTGCCAATGACAGCCGAGTTCTTTTTTCCCGGGTCAGGAGTATAGATCTATCTTTATGACTGAAGTCTTCGACCTCGTTTATCATGGGGGCGGAGGTTTCAATTATACTGAGGTCTGGAACATGGATATCCCAAAGAGGAAATTCAACATAAAAAAGATAAAGGAGCACCTAGATAGATTGCAAGAAGCTCAGAACGAAAACGACAAGGTTATTACTGAGCAAACTGATAAGAGTAAGGTTCAAATGCCTGATGCCGTTAAGCAAACTCTTCAATCCAAACCTTCTTACGTAACAAGCAAGGCAAAACCTAAGGCTTAAATATTTATTTGTAGCCATGTCAAACGAAAACAAAAATAATAACCAATCTTCAGGTCAACAAAAAGGTCCATCTCAAAGCGCTCAATCAGTAAATGATGTAAAAGCGCTT